GTGGTATCAACGCAGAGTACAACAAGGTACTAATAGTGTATTTTTTTTTTTTTTTTTTTTTTTTTGGATCAAAAGTGCCGTGTAATCCACCACGACATAACGCGCCTTAAATCAAAGACTTGTAAATCAAGCATCACGTGTTGGTCAGTCCTATGAAAGAAACCGACCAACAACAGTACTTTCATTAACAAAAATCTTCAATAATAAATACGCTGAGCTGGCAATAAGTATGGGTAAATATAGCCTGGAAAAGCTCGAAAAACCAGGAACTACTTGAAATATGAATTAAAGAGGATAGGTGGGAACAGTGGAGACAAAACCATAAAGTGGTAATGTTCCAATGAAGAACCCCAGATGGAAATCATCTGCAACTTGTCTTGTGACAGAAACTGCATTAGTTGATGAAGTTCCACTAGTCACGATGACATTTTGGAGAAGATTATTGTCGTAAACAAATGGAGAGGTTGAGCTGTTAGCAAAACTTCCTGGATAGACATATACTGGTGTAGAATGCGTTTGAGAATAATAAGGAATATGTGATTCTAACGCACCCTGGACGAGGGTTGAACTAAAAAGTGTGTTGTTTGTCCAATTAATAACGTTTCTTGTACCTGAGGTATTTTTAGCATTAGCTGGTATATTAGTCGTTGTATTAGACAAAAACGAAGTAATACCAAGCTGGGCTGAATTGGAATTGCCAATAACTCGTGTGATAACTCCACCTCTACGCATAGCATATAGTGGAACAATCCAATCATAATAATCAATAAGTGCAAAACTAGCAACTGGTAGAACACCAGCAGTTGTGCCACCAATATATGATGGTAAATTAACTTGAAACGGAGACATTGTAAAACAAAGATCCGTAGCAGCTAATGCATAAGGAGTTAAAAATAAAACAGAACGTTTTAAGATTTGGCGAAGGGAGGAAAAAGTTTCACCAATAGTGTAAAGACACGAAGCGCCTTGATCACTTGGTGAACCTGAAGGGTTAATTTTATCCGTATTCTCGCTAGTTCGTGCGAGATTGTCCCTTGAAAGGACCTGTGTCCCTGGACCCTGGGCAATAATATCATCTTCATAGGTGTTCAAATAAGCGCGACTCTTACGCACTGAGAAATCAGTTGAACTAGCAGTCATTAAAGATGTATTATTGTCAGGACCATAGGCCAAGACGGGTAAAAGCTGACTCTCTGTTAAAGGGACAGCAAATTGGAAATCGTCGCCAGATGATACTTCAACAATCAAAGAAATAGAAGTGGAGACGGTGGGGGGAGCTACAAGTGTATTGAGTATAATGGCTTGAATAATACCAATAGAATCAAAAATATTTTGGCACTGTCTCCAAGGTACAGAGGAGACAAATGGAATTTCAACTTCAAATTCGTTAGATTCACGAACATCCCATACCCACTTGTAAGTGTATGGAACTTGGGCTACAGTCGTCGCTGTAGGACTTGGATTAAAAGTAATAAGAAGACGACCTGAGTGAAATTCTGTTTTCGCAATCAAAAATCGAAAACGAATAGAACCACGCCAATATTGGAACATAGCCGCAAAATAGGAAATTGGCAATGTTGCATTCATCGTTGTAGCAACAGAGTTGATCAAAACTGTGTATTGTTGAAAGAAGTGCTGAGGTGAAACCTGCTGGGACCAAATAGAAGTTCCAGCTGTATTGGACGTTGTCCAATTATAAGTTGTGAAATAAGCTGGAATCCTCAAAATATAATCAAAAGACATTTCATCAATATCAGTACCAGCAAAACCAGGTAATGTAGCAACTTTATTAGAAATAAAAAGACCATGTGAATCACAAGTATCAGTAACATCAACTTGATTCGAATGTGAGGTTATCTTAGGCACAACAGCAGTGCGGGCAACAGGTGTTATAGGATTTGAAAAGCCAAAAGCTGCAAAAGCACGAGATGCGGCAGCAGCAAACCATGAAGTTGGGGCAGCCACTTGAGATAAAAGTGGAACCTTAGAAAGTTCGCCGAAACCTTGGGAAAATCTCATCATCGAAGTAGAGAGAATACCAGTAGGAGTTTCTTCATCAGAGGCATCATAACGTCTGGCTTTGCGAACAGATTTACCGAAAATACCAGATTGTGCAATTGGAAAAACAAGCTCAAGGTCTTCAAAATGACACCAACAGGTAACTTGCACACTACCTGTATTCAAAGGAACATAAACAGTTGTGCGAAATTCAGCCCAATCATATTGATTATTATTTCGCTCATAAAAATTTTGAGGGCTAACAAAAGGTATCCTCATAACAATTTCGGAATCAGAAGCAATGTTCATACGCACACTAGGTAACTGTGTTTTAAACATTAAATGAGCATTAATCTGATTCAAACGATTCCCAATTAAAACGGGAATAGGTACAACATTAAGTAGAAGAATGCCCTGCTGAAAACGCTGAGGGTTAACTTGGATACGAACAACAGCAGTTGCACGAAAACCAAAGAAACCAGAAAGCTTTTCAGCAATCATCAATTGACCAAGCATAGCGCCTGGGACATTCATAGAAATTAGATCGGTATTTGCAGTTGCAGTAGATGCCCATGCAACTGAGCAACCAGTGCAAACAACAGGTCGAGAGAGGAAATCTTTGATGCTATGCTCACGATTTTCATGAGGTCCAGCTTTCAAAGGGTAGGGGATATCAACAATGGGTCCAATGTCATTAACGGTAATCGGTATATCGGAAGAGAAGGTAGCGTTTTGTACAATTTGTGTTTCAGCTCTTTGCGTACTAATCATCGAGTCTGTAGTTGTATTTTCATTAGTTTCAGCGAGTAATTTTACAACATGTGATTTACTCATTTCACATGAGGGTATACCAGTAATCTAGATATTGGAGGGCTGCTCCTGGCCACCTTGATAAGTAAAATTAAATAATTAAGCCATAAATAACCCCGAAGGCAGTCGTCTCTCTGGTTGGGGCTGGTATAAAATTTAGACCCAGAGAGCGGAGATCGGAAGGGGTTGTTAATAACGGACAACCTCGTTCAAAACGAGGTTCCGCACAGCACTATGACTATTAACCATATCATAGTGGTTGAATTCTTCTTCAACAATGGGTCGAATAATTGAAAGCTTTTCTTCAAAAAGATTTCTGGAGTGTAATGAAAGCTCACGTTTCCATGAATCATAACATTGTTGAACAGTGGTTTTAAAATCTGATTTACCATGAACAAAATTTAACATTTGTTCGAGGACATCAAATTCCAAAGGACAGAGCCACTTGTTTAATTTCTTATCAAAAACAAAATGTCTCTTAAGAAATGTGACATCCCTAATACGCCTAAATTCAGTGGTGGAATTAACAGATTTAGATTCATCGGTATATATTTGACCATAATCTTTAAAACAATCTGAAAGATTAGATACATTGAAAATATCCTTAACCGAATCATGGACAGAAATTAAATTATCATCACCATAAGTACATGTACGAACAAATTTATCAAAACGATTCAGGCTAGAAAGATCACGATCGTGACAATCAACCCAAGCCATTCTTATTATTATATTATTATAAATAGAATTACAAATAGTGGTGAATGGATTCCCAGAGGGCATTCCCTTATGCCACATATACAAAATATCGCAATAAATATGGACAGAATTATAAAGTTCTAGCCATAGGATGCCACGTATTTTAGCATTTTCATCACCATCATTATACCAATAATTAATGATACGCAATATATGGTCACCAATTTCAGAAAATTGATTAGAATCCCAACCAGAAAAATCTCCAGCGATAACATTATCACCAACCTCAGAAAGATTTAAGACAATAGCATCCCAATCATTCGAATAGGGATTAGTACCAACAGCTATAGAATTGTTGATGCGATTTTCCATCAACCAAGAGGAGAAGCGCATAAAGTATTGCCTGAAAACAATGACAAAAGGTAAAGGAGCACCAGAAATCATACGTGTTTTAGCAATAGCAACACGATCAAATGGTCGGGTTTCATCTTTAAGATGATCGGCATAAATATGCAAAGAACGTACACCATTTCTAGCCTTAGAAATGATATCGGAACAATTCTCACGCAATATTAAACATTGGGGACTATTAAGATCATAATCACCATCTGAACCAAACCAATGTTTTTTACCCTTAACACCAAAAGGCCTCTCGGTAGTCAAAGGAAAGCCAGGGCTAGTCGTTCTTGGTATACTAGAGATGAATTCACACTCTGGGATACCAATAACGCTTTCATCGAAGGTCAAAATTTGTTTATTATTACACTTCCTTGAATTACGCAAAATAAAGGCATAATATGAATTAGTAGCTGCATCAATCAAAACATCTGGAATATGCGGTTTAAAACCAGAATATTTGATAATTGCATTACGCAATGGATCAACTTTAACACCATCTATCTCGATAATAGATAAAATGGCAGGAGCTTTGGTGGGAGGAGCCAAAACACCGTAAAAAGCATCCACTTTGATGAGGTCAGTTTTAGAATTCTGAGTGGCATACTTGGAACACTTGCCCAAAACGAAAAATTTATTGTCTAATCGGTCGGTATCAAAAGAACGATCAAGAATAAGATCAGTAATTGGAGGACCTTGTGCATCAATAGAAGAACGAAATTTATTGAAACAAGTTTCAATTTCATCACGAAAAACAGTAACTGAATATGCACGAGAACAACTAGGAACGCCAGCAACATGAACACCAAGAATTTTACCAGGGCCACTAAAAGCATTGTCAATAAGAACAGGGGATCCACAATCCCCGCGCTGTGTTTGAACAGGTAACCTAAATGCATCAGAAGACTGAATCTTCCTATTCCCAAGATTATATTTAACAGGTTTAGGCATCATGGTAGCTTCAACATTGTGAACATCAAAATCACCCTCTTCATTAACAACATAAAAATTCACCCTAGGATAAACAAACTCATGTGTTTGTTCACGGGTTACAAATGAATTAACGATGTTTGGAAAAATGCGAGTTTTACCAGGAAGACAAAAGAGAATAATATCCTTATTAGGGATTTGATGTCTCTCACAAGAAAGCATATCCCCAATAGTAGATTCCATGAATTTAGCACCATCAGGTGTGCGAAATTCAATATAATCAAGAGGATCAATCTCATTATCTCTCATTCTGGCATCAATGATATCGTAATAATGCATAGGCATAAGACCAATACCACCACCCAACATAATAATCGTACCAGATTTAATAGTTTCACAACCAGGTAAACAAAACAAAAGAATATTTTTTTTACAAATCTTAGAAGCAATTTGTGTTGAATTGAGATCACCCTGTATCTCATAATCAATACCTTGATTACTATATTCACCTTTACCAGAGCGCACACGCATTTTACCACGGACAACTTTCTTCGATTGTTTATAATGGCCCTCAGCATCAGGTGAAAACACACTTGAAATCGCATAAACAACTGTAATATAAGTGGCAATAGTGCCAAGAATAGTCAACATTGGATACTTGTGTACAATATCAGATGCAATGCTGGCATAACGGAGAATCTTATCAGCAATAAAACCCTTAAAATGATCAAGACTATTAACAACAGTCTCATAAATAGAAAGTGAGTGTATTTTTCTGATAAAATTATCAACCAATCCTCTGTTCTTTAAATGGGCGATCTTAAGACACATGCGTTCAGAACCATGATCTGGATGGGCAAAATAAGACCAATCTTTATTACAAAATAAAAAATAATGTTGAAATTTTTCCCAAGTTGTGGAATCAATACCAAGCTTGGAAATATTTTCAGGAAGTTCATCAAAATCCTCACGGGATTCCTCAAACTCATCTATATCACCCATATCAATATCAATATCTGGTAATATGTCCCCATCAAAATAATGTCGACGTTGTATAGCTTCCTTAAGCTTAATTGAACAATATCTGTTATATTCGCTCAACTCTGAAACTTTTTGTTGATATTTATAAGAACATAAGTCAACAAAACCATCGAACGTATAAGAAGAATCAATAATGCCAATATCAATAAGATTATAACCCTTCATAACATTGAGATTCCAAGCATCAAATGTAACGGGTATACCCTTCTTGATCTTAAAACCACCATCACCTTCTCTCTTTTCACAGAATTCCGGGCGAACTTCCAAATCAATAACATAATCAAAACGACGAATTAATGCTTCGGTATCCCTAAGAGACTCAATACCCTTGAAGGTCATCATATTAGTAGTACACACAATAACCTTGGAAGTAAAAATATTAGAACCCTTGTCGGCAATATCGGGCATATGTAAAACATATGGGAACTTGTTAGTACCACGAATCAAAGACATATACTCATTATCAAGATTACCAGCAACATCAACACATTGACCAAAATCATCCATGAGTGTAACAAATTGACCACGGTAACCATCCCAATATTCATGTTCTGGCATACGATTATAAACAAAGGAATCGGGATTTGTGGATAAATCGTCAAGTTGATCTTTTGGCAAAATTTTCGCAAGAAGTTGGTGAACAAACGGCTTAAGCATAAAGGACTTGCCAACACCAGGCGAACCACGAATCAATATAGTAAGTGGCTCAACACGTGATAAATTAGTTTTAATCGATGATTGCTCAAAAGGTTTACGGGCAGAATCAAGAAAGTTCATGAAATAACGAACTTTACTCAAAATAGCAGGGCCATCAGAACCAAATTTAGAGTACTTGAAAATAGTCATACCCTCAATCTGTAACCTAGTGATATGGTCAAAATTATTAACCGTTATATCAAGTTTAAGATTTTTTTGTTTAATAACAACTTCTCTAACAGCATCCAACCAAGAAGAAACAGCGGGATAAGCAACTGAATCATCTTTAGAAGGATCACAACCAAGAAGTTCTACCTTAACGTATTCAATGCAAAACTTTAGAATGGAGATAAAACCACCAATAACTTTAGTAAAACCTTCACCAGCTTTGGGTAAGGTCGATAAAAGTCTCATAAAAGAGTTGGAATCAAATGGTTTACCTGTAGTTCCAGTAGTAATAAAATGAACAGCACCAAGGGCAAGCATGGAAATCGGTTCCCATGGAATAGATGTAAAATCAACTTGGGCAACAATATTCTCATCAATCGCTTTAGTAAATTCATCAAATAAACCACAACATTGAGATGGGAGCATAGCTGCAACCATGGGAACCATAGTTAAAACATTGCCAAGAATCGTATAATTTTTCCCCGTAAAAGCACGAAGGGTACAATAAATAATATAAGAGGCAGCACCACCAAAAACCATTCTACTACTAAATGAACTTATGCCATCAGACAAAATGCCTGGAGCAGCAGTTACATTGGCCGCAGAAATAGATAGATCTTCTAAAGTTTTGGTGAGATTCCTAACACTTGAAAGGGTTTCCTTACCAAGGTTTAAATCAAGACTGGCTGTAGAAAGACGCTCAATAAGAACATCAAGAGTGTTTAAGGTGGTATCACCAAGATTAACATTGATACCAGAACCATCAAAAAGGCCCTGAGCTTCGATACCATAAACAGCCTCAAGATCATCTTGAGCACGTTCAATAAATCCTCTAGGATAAAAAGAAAAAGCATCTAAAATAAAAGGTTGCATCAAATCAAATTTTTTAAAAGTTGTTTTACCAATTTTTTGTTTTTTAATAAGAACTTGATATAATTGATGATATAAGGTTCCATAAGTGATACCAATACCACAATGATAAAAAGCAATGTTTTCAAAAAGTTTTATATAATTTTTTTGTCTTATTTGTGATTTAACGGGACCAGCTTTAATAAAGTCTGGAACCCTGTAACCATAAGTGAAAAGTAAATTATCAACTGATTCACAATTTAGGAATCCTGAAAGATCAAGATTCTCCATGATAAAATTCTCGTTAAGAAAATCATTACAAGTTTTGATCAAAGATTGATCAATAACATAAGTAGTTGAGAGGATTGTGTTCTCAAATTTCTTATCAAAGTACTGAAGTTTAATTCGTTTAAATTTATCAATGCATACCAACAAGCATGGGATAGGTATGTAATTGCAAATACAATCACGGTCGATAGCACACCAACAAAAGGTTAGGCCACGATTAGTAATGTGGAAAAGGACTGGCCCAAAAGGGCATGTAATCAATTTCCCATTAAAAAATGTGAATTGGATTTGTTCCTGTCTAATAATAAATTGGAGCACTGGACAGGAAAAGCGCTCGAATTGATCGACTCCAAAAGCGAAGTCGCAACCAACACTAAACAAAAATGCTGGATAAAGAAACATTGGGTTATAGGGCCGGTTTGGGGGGGGGGGGGGGGTTTGGGCTCCAAGCAAATTTTGAACAACGTAACTATCCTTACCGAGTACTCTGCAAACAACGAAGAGTTTCTTAATCAAATCTGGGTTCCACTTAAGAACAACCATAGGTGATAACGGAATAGCATTCGAGGGCAATAATTCCTGCAAGGTGGACATCAGTTCCCGAGACTTCAAGTTTAAGACTTCTTGTAAAGGTTTCCCGAGAAACAATTTAATATAGTTTTTCAAACTCCGAATAAGATAAAATCAATTAAACAGTTACTAGACTATTATTATAAATTGGTGGTACTAAGGTCAAGGTGTGTGAGTGACTTAAAGTGGTACTAAAGTAAGATTTTTAATTTCAAAGTTTGATGGCGTAAAAGTTGTATAACG